ATAAAAAGAATATATATATAAAAATAACTTTTTCATCTTCTGATTCCTCAAAATATTTGCCATCATTAAAAGATCTTAGTTTAAGGTTTTATTATGAACAAAGAAAACACTCTTTAAATGGACCAAATAAAGCAAGTAGTTTACTTGGAGATGTAGTCTCTTCTGTATACGATATATCTTTAGGACAAAAAGTTTACCCAATATTATCTAGACATAACAATAATGGAATAAGATGTGCTTCTGGATCTGGCTTTCAAATAATTTCTAGCTCTGCAGTAATGTCTATAGAATTCTTTATAACCCCAGAAACTATATCTACAGAGGGAGCATTTATTTCTTTTGAAGAATCTGGTTCATATCCAACAACACTACTTTATTGGAATAGCTCAGGCGCCCTTCTTAAATCAAATATATCTAAAGTGTATGTTAATGGCGTAGATAAGTCGACGGCTACCAATGTATCTGATATCCTTACAGTCAAAGAAATTTCTTATATATCAATTGTATTAGAGCAGCCAATATCTGGAAGAATAGTATTTAATTACAATTATTCAGAAAACTCATCAAATAAGTCTTTATATCAAAACATACTACTTTCTAATACGGAATTAACCTCACAACAGACTTTAGATCATTATAATTTTTATATTAATGGTGATCCAAAGGAAATAAAAGACCTCACCGCAGCGTCAGCCACCCTGACAGAAACTGGTGCAGAGTTTTATAATAATGACTGGGTAGTGGTACAAAACTCTTAAATATGTCATTTAAGATGACAAAAGCTGGACTTTAGTTCTAGAAAGTGGTAAAATAAATTCCTATGGATATCAAAAGGGTTAATCAGACTGTTGTTGAAGAAACAAAGCTTGGAATCTATGTTTGGGAAATGCCAGACGGTAGATGGATAGGCGACGATGAGGGTAACTTCTTATCGGTAACATCAATGAAAGGTAATAAAGCTAAAATTGATGCTTTGGCAAAAGAAGTAAGGTCTTATGGTATCTATGACGGGCAACCCAAATTTTTGTCTGGACGCAGAAAAATCGATGATGAAGAGTACGAGTACCAGAGACAAAGACTAGAGTGGGGCTTAGTCCCAGATCCGCTTGATATAGGCGTTTATAAAGAAGGTAAAACTAAATGATGATTCACGAAGAAGAATCAAATGATTCTCAACAGATAGAAATTTCTAATATTGCAGACTGGAATAAGTTTAGCAACCCAGCACCAACAGTAGATAATGACCCATTTAAAATTGGTGAAGATGAAATTAGAAAATTAAGAGGCCTTAGTCCAACATTTAGAAGAAAGCTATCTAGAGAATTTACCAAAAGATTTCAAGGTCAAGACGGTGCAGGAACACAACAAAATCTTTTAGCGCAGGCAATTACTGGATATTCTTCATTTGATCTTGTAGAGCCACCATATAACCTAGAGTATTTATCAAAAGCATATGAAGTTTCAACATTTAATTATGCTGCCATTAATGCTAAAGTCTCAAATATAGTTGGACTTGGCTATGAGTTTATTGAAACAAAAAAAGCAAAAGATGCTTTAGATGCAATAAATGATGAAAGACAGCTGGAGCGGGCAAGAAGAAAAATAAGTAGAATAAGACAAGATCTTCAGGCTTGGATAGATACTACTAACGAAGAAGATACATTTACACAAACTTTAATAAAAGTGTACACAGATCTTGAAGCCACTGGAAATGGCTATATGGAAATAGGAAGAACTGCTACTGGAAAGATAGGCTACATAGGCCATATACCAGCAAAAACAATGAGAGTTCGCAGACTTCGTGACGGATTCATACAGCTACTTTATGGCAAAGCAGTATTCTTTAGAAACTTTGGAGATACTGAGACGCCAAATCCTATTGCTGGAGAAGATAGGCCAAATGAGATTATTCATTTAAAGAAATATACACCAATGAACAACTACTATGGCATACCAGATGTAGTTGCAGCTATTAATGCATTTGTTGGAAATGAGTTTGCAGGAAAGTATAATCTAGATTATTTTGAAAACAAGGCTGTTCCAAGATATCTTATTACACTAAAGGGTGGTAAGCTTGCCCCAGAGTCAGAAAGAAAATTACTGGAATTTTTTCAAGTAGGTATTAAAGCAAAAAATCATAGATCTATATATATACCACTTCCAGCAGATTCTGCTGATTCAAAAGTTGAATTTAAAATGGAGCCAATCGAGGCGGGCACTCAAGAGTCTTCATTTAATATTTATAGAAAAGCAAATAGAGACGAAATACTTTTAGCTCATAGAGTACCAATAAATAAAATTGGAACACCAGAGGGTGTTAATTTGGCTGTGGCAAGAGATGCAGATAAAACTTTTAAAGAGCAGGTTTGCAGGCCAGCTCAAATGCATTTAGAAAAAAGATTAAATTCAATAATATCAGAAGTTACAGATGTTTTAGAAATTAAATTTAATGAATTAACCTTAACAGACGAAGATACCCAATCTAAAATTGATGAGCGTTATTTAAGAATGCAGGTAATTACTCCTAATGAAATTAGGATTAGAAAGGGAATGATTCCTCTTGACGGGGGCGATGAGGTTGTAGAATTAAAGCCACAACAGGGAGCAGAAGCAAGAGCTCAGGCCAATAATAGTAGAAGAAGAGATCAAGAAAGAGAAAATAATTCCCCAGATATCTCTGGGGAAGGAAGAAATGCTCAGGGAGATGGAAGACAAGTCGAGTAGGCTTACTCAACCATTATTTGCCTTTTTATTTATAAGTCGATAAAATTATCCATATGAATATCGAAAAATCACATTGGTCTTCAAGCGGCGACAACATTAGTTTATCTGTTCCGTTTACAAAAGTCAATCGTGAAAAGCGCACGGTTTCTGGTTTTGCTACACTAGACAACCTAGATCAAACTGGAGATCTTGTTACTGCAGAAGCAAGCATGAAGGCTTTTGAAAGTTTTCGAGGAAACATTCGTGAAATGCATGGGCCAAATGCAGTAGGTAAAATGGTTTCATTTAAACCTGAAACATTTTATGATCCAAAGACTGGTGAATTTTATAATGGTGTTTATGTAGATGCATACATTTCTAAAGGTGCACAAGATACATGGGAAAAAATTCTAGACGGAACCCTATCAGGATTTTCAATTGGCGGAAAAATTATTGATCAAGAGCATGAGGTTAATAAGTCGACTGGTCAAACAGTTAGGTTTATTAAAGAGTATGCTCTTATGGAACTTTCAGTAGTTGATTCACCAGCAAATGAACTTTGTAATATTCTTTCAATTCAAAAAATGAATGGGCAGCTTTTGTTTAAAGGAATAGCTGCAGAAACTGTAGTAGAAAATATTTTTTATTGTGAGGATAGCGATTCTGTTTTTATGTCAACAGACTCCTCTTATGTCTCTCCAGTCAGCGGAAAAGAAACAGTTTTAATTGGATGGGTTGAATCAAACGATGTTAATAAATCAAAGGAAATAAATAAAATTCTTGATTCTTATAAGAATTCAAGAGAAACGTTGCCTGAAATACAACAAATTGCAAAACAGGCAAACGCAGAAGGAGGTAACGAAGTGTCAGAAAACACAGAAACTGTTGCTGTCGAAGAAGCAGCAGTTGTAGAAGAAACAGAAGTTGTTGCAGAAGAAGCAGCAGCCGAGGTTGTCGAAGAGACAGCAGATGCTTCTGCCGAAACTCTGGAAAAAGCAGCCGACGTATCAGAAGTTGAGGTTGATGAACCTGATTTTGCAAAGATGCTTGGCGATCTTAAGGGCTTTTTCTCGGAAACATTATCAAAGGCTTCCGAGTCCAACGCAGCTCAAGTTTCAGCTATCAAGGATACAGTTGAAACATTTAGCAAGAGCGTAGATGGCCGTATTTCAGAGCTAGCAGAACAACATGCCGCTTTAAGCAAGGCAGTCGAGACTATTAAGAATACAATCGACAGCGTAGAAAAGCGTGTAGATGCAGTTGAATCAGATACTGCAATTAAGAAGTCCTCAGACCTTGGCGGGTCTCAGGAAGTTACAATCAAAAAATCAAAATGGAACGGTTCTTTCCTTGGTTCCGTAAACGAATTGTTTAACTAGAAAAGGTAGGTGAAAAAATATGAATAACGAAACATTGGCTAAGGCAATGGCAACTGGTACAGTTGATACAGGTGATTTCTCAGGTTCCTTCTCTGGAGCTACTGGAGTTCACGTTGGCGCAACACAGTACGGCGGTCTCCTTAATCCAGAACAATCAGCACGATTCCTTGATTACATGTTCGATGCAACAGTAATCGGTAAGGTAGCACGTACAGTTCGCATGAGAGCTGACACTACTGAAATTGATCGTATGTCGGTTGGCGAGAAGCTTATGGTTGTAGCATCTGAGGCTGAAGACACTTCTTCTAACAGCGCTGTTACATTCTCAAAGATTTCTCTCACAACAAAGAAACTTCGTCTTGACTGGGAGCTCTCAACAGAGTCTCTTGAAGACAATATCGAAGGCCCAGATCTTGAAGATCATATTGCAAGAATGATGGCAACACAGGCAGGTAATGATATTGAAGATGTTATCCTCAATGGTAATACCGCTCTTACATCTGATAACCTTTATAAGGCTTTCAATGGTGTTGTTAAGCTTGCAAAGACAAATGCACACGTCGTTGACGCTGCAGGTGCTGCTGTAAGCAGAGCTGTTTTCAACAGCGCTCTTAAGGCACTCCCACGTAAGTACAAGCAGCGACGAGCAGATCTTCGCTTCCTTGCTGGTTCGAACTTGATTCAGGACTTCCTGTATGCTAACAGCATTGGTACAAATCAGACAATTCCACAAGATATTGCTTCAAGCATTATCCGTGGAGATGTTCAGCCAGTTTCTGGTCCAGCAGGTTATGTTGCTCCATACGCATTCGGTATCCCGATTGTTGAAGTTCCTCTTCTCAATGAGGCACAAGATGGAACATATTCTGGCGAGACAGGAAACCATGGTGACATCCACTTGACATTCCCAAATAACGTTGTTATTGGTGTCAAGAGAGACGTCTCGGTTTACAGATTCTTCTGGCCACGTAAGGACTCTATCGAGTATACAATGTATACCCGTGTTGGCGTCCAGATCGAACAAGCAGATGCTTGGGTCGTCGTGAAGAACGTTAAGGTTGCTTCCTAATTAGGAATTAATCTAATAAAAAGCCCCCATTAATTTGGGGGCTTTTCATTTTAATTTATCAATGCTATAATTGTTTTACCTAGATTAAGGAGAAATAATGTCTTTTGACACACTAAAAGTTTCTGAATTAAAGAAAATTGCAGAAGACTTCGGAGTAGAAGTAGACAATCTTAAAAATAAAAACGATGTTATTGCGGCACTTGCAGAAGAAGGTGTAACCTGGTCTGTATATGAGCAAACAACTAAAAAGCTTGAAAATGAAGCAGAAGATGTTTCTGTTGAAGTTTTACCTAAATTTGATCCAAATAAAGAGCAACCTGAAGACAGCGTTTTAGTTAGAATGACTAGAGCAAACTTTAGATATGATATTTTAGGATTTACATTTACGAAAGATCATCCTTTCGTAGCAATGAAGTCTGACCAGGCTCAGGCTATTTTTGATAAAGAGGAGGGCTTTAGACTAGCTACCCCAGCTGAGGCAAGGGAGTTTTACAACTAGTCTAAACATAATAAATGGCAGAAGTTTATATCAACACAAACTCTCCAGTACGTCATAAGGTATTTTGGCAGGGTGAAATTGTAGATGCTGATTCTAATCCAACAGTAAAAGTTTATGATATAACTGAAGACCCTAAAGTTTCTCCTGCCATCCCTACTTCGACAATACAAACTACATTAACATCATCAAAAATAGAAACAGACGTAGGAAATTATCAAGTAGCATTACCGCTTTCTTTAACTCAAAGACAAAGAAGGTTTAAACTATTGTGGGAGTATACAGTAGGCTCTAGCCCAGTAAGCTATTCTACATATGTTGATATTGTAGTTCCATATACAAATATATATGAGGCTATAGACGATCTTAATTTTGGCGTAGAGCCAACTGATCCAAATTATAAAACATATGCAGAAATTCAGGCTGCAGAAACATATGCTCGTAAAAAGATAGAAGATTACACTGGACAAGAATTTAATTTATATGATGATGTAGAAGTTGTTTATGGGATAGGGACAGATATTCTTACTGTTCCATATAGAATTCATGAAATACACAAGCTGTATGCAAATGATATATTGCTTGTAGATAACCTAGCAACCCCACCAGTAAATAATTGGCTTCATGTTCCACAAATATCTGAGTCAAACTATGCAATTAGAATTGATAGAACAAATTTAATTGATAATACAGTTTATGTTGCTAATGGAATGGTTGCTCCAACAATTAATGAGTTATATGTTGGAGAAGCATTTATTAGAAATTATAGATATATTATACATGGCAGATGGGGCTGGCCAGAAGTGCCAGACAGAGTTCAATTAGCATGTAAAGAATTAATGAAAGACTATTTTGCTAAAGATAGTATTTGGAGAAATAAATATGTCAAGAGTGTACAAACATTTGACTGGCAATTTGAGTATGACTCAGGAACTTATTCTGGTACTGGAAATAAGTATGCCGACGATCTTCTTGCTGAGTACATTGTTGATCAAATGGTAGTAATATAATGTTTGATTTAATAGACTCTGTTATGTCTATGAAGCTGGATGTTTATAGGCAGGTTGATAGTCAAGATGAAAATACTGGTGCTATTACAAAAGAGTGGATCTATTATAAAACTATGGATTGTCATGCAAAAGGAGTTATAAGTAACTCTGCTACTACAAGATCAAGCGATAGACAAACATTTACAAACAGGTATGTTAATGAGCAGATGGTTCAAATTAGAACTGTAGAAAGATTAACTCATAGAGAAAAAATATCTAACATTAGAGATTCTAAAAATAATGTAATTTGGGTAGAGCTTAATTATCCAAATGATACTCCAACTGTTTTTGAAGTAATTGGAACGACTCCAATTACAGATCCTTTTGGTAATACTCTTGGATACAATACAACGGTTAAAAGATCGGAGAATCAGCAAATTGAGTAATGTTCTCCTTGTTCAAGCGGCTAGCGGTTTAGAAAGACTTATGCATGGCTCTAATGAAAAAAATTTAAAAAACAGTATGGTTGCTCAAATATCTGCAGCCGTTTACTATCAATCGCATGTCTTTTCTAAACTTGTTACAAGTAAAAAAATACATGATCTTTTTAGAAATACAATATTCTCTCAAATAGAAAAAGATTTTGGAGAGTATATGGATGCACAGGCTAGATCAAAGCCAAGATCTCTACATCATGTTTATGAATGGAAAAGAACTGGCAATTCAAACTATAGACTTTTTAAACTAAAGATAGTTGGACAAGAAGATTTTTCATTTAAACTAAATTATGAATTCTTGCCATCAAAATCATCTGTACCAAATTCATTTAAAAATAGAAGACATGTTTTTTCTAGCAAAGCCGAAATAATGGAAAGAGGAGATGGGCTTACAATATCTCCAAGAAATGCAGAAAGGCTTGTATTCGAATCAGACGGAATGACAGTTTTTATGCCCAAAGGCCAATCTGTTTTTGTAAGAAGGCCAGGCGGATCCTCAGTTAAAAATTCTTTTGGTTTACAATATAGTAGATTTTTTAGTAGCCAACTTGTTAATGAATCAATAAAAAAATCTGGATTTCAAAAAATATTTGGTGCCACTGCTTCAAAAGCACTGTCCCTACCAGTAGATATTAAAAAGGTAAAATATACATTTAGTCCAAATACGGTAAAAGCTCAGGCCGCAGCATCCGTGGAGTCAGCGGGGTTTATAATAAATGGTTGATTATAAATTAGATGTAATGTTTGAACTTAGAAAATATTTATGGGAAGAATTAAAATATGCTGGCATATTTAATCCACATGTATACTATAGCGATAACCTAAATAGAGAAGTAGTCCCTATTGTTCCAGTACAACAAACTGCTGAGATGAATCAATTTTTAAGCGGTAAAAAGCATATTGTATATGATAAGATTGGCATGTCATATGAGGACAATTGGCTTATCTGTTGCGAACAAATACTATTTACTATATATTCAACTGACATATCGGAGATTGCAGAAATCAGAAATTTTATGACAGATCTATTTAGAAGAATGGACGAGTCTGGAAGAGAAGTAAATTGGTGGAACAATAAGTCTGATAAATTTAAATTTCATACTATTTTTATTGCCGATATATCCCCAACATCTCCGTCAGAAGAGCTGCAAGGCTTTTTCTCAACAGATATAGTCCTAGAAGTCAAATATTCACGAATGATTAACCCATTAACTGGTAGATTTTCTTGATTTGCTTTAGTGCGTATTATAGCCTAAAATTGGAAATGAAGGAAAGAGCCTAGCCAGCGATTTAATTTTAAAAATAGGAGGTTAAAATGGCACTCACACCAAACAATCCAAAGAATATTATTGTCGGTGCGTCCCCACTGTTCATCAGCCTTGCTCAAGGAGCAGAATCTACACTTGATCCAATTGATGGTTCTAATAAAGTAGCACTTGATAACACTAAGAGCTATGTAGACAGCTTAAGAGCATCTTCAGGAAAGTGGAGAGATGTTGGTTTTACCAACAATGGTCTTCAAATTACTTATAACCCAACATTCGGTGAAGTAACAGTTGATCAGCTTCTTGACTCTGCAAAACTCTTCAAGGAGTCCATGCAGGTTATGCTTATGACTGAAATGAGCGAAGGCACACTCGAAAATATTCTTGTTGTTTTCGGTCAGCCAGGTGGAGAAGGTACTGTTACAGCTATCGATAACGATGATACAATTACAACAGCAGACCCATCAGGCACAACACCAAAGCAACTTGGTATTGCAGCAGGTGCGCTTCTCCAGGCACCAGTCGAGCGTCAGCTCGTAGCTGTTGGTCCTGCACCAGAGTACGGTGTTACTTCTTTCACAAAGAACGAGCGTGTTTATTATGCACGTCGAGTTCTTTCTGTTCAGCAGTCACAGTTCTCTCTTGCTCGTAATACGCCAACAACATTCCCAGTGACTTTCCGTCTGCTTCCAGCAGGTTCGGGCTACGCTGGCTCTGAGTATGGCAAGATTATTGACCGAGTTTACTCAGCATAATTAAATTAATAATTTAATTTAAATTGAGCCCCCAGAAATGGGGGCTCTCTGCTTGTGTTATTAATATTCATTTGTTATAATAAATTAGAATATCCAAGGAGGATAAATTGGCTACAACAGTATACAGTGTAGAAGAAATTGTTTTACAAAATGGAGCTAAAGTTCAGCTCAAGCCTCTAAGCATCAAGCAGCTTAGAAAATTTATGTCAACTCTAAACAAGAGCTCAGAAGCAACAACAGAAGACGACACTTTAAGTGTTCTTATAGACGCATGTTCGGTAGCACTAGAGCTACAGTTACCAGATTTGGTAGCAGATAGAGATGCTTTAGAAGCAGCATTAGACGTACCAACCATCAATAGAATCCTAGAGGTTTGTGGTGGTATTAAGATGGACGACCCAAACCTACTAGCGGCAGCGGTTCTGGCTGGACAGAACTCGATTTAGCCGCTTTAGAAGGTGAAGTTTTTCTTCTAGGAATTTGGAAAAACTACGAAGAACTAGAAGAAAGTCTTTCAATGCCAGAGTTGTTACAAACATTGAAAGCAAAGCACGATGCAGAGGTTGCAGATAAAAAATTCTTTGCTTCATTAGAAGGAATTAAATTAGATGAAACCGAGCAACAAGAAGGTCCTACCTTTGAAGATGTTCAAAGAAAGGCTCTTGGCATACACGCAAGAGGAGATGATATAGTTTCTCTTCAAGGCCAATTTGCACAAGAGGCTGGTTTTGGAATTGGAATGGGATTAGGATATATTAGGGAGTAATAGCTTAATAAATGGCCAATGAAAACGTAGTAGTAAATATAACTGCTACTAGCGATTTTTCAAATCTTATTACAGATGTTAATAGGGTGTCTGCCTCATTGGCTAAATTGCAAAGAGATCTGATAACTTCAGATAAAGCAATTGGAAAAAATGTACAAAAATTAAATGCAGATTTTGCTAATGCTTTAACTTCTTCTGGACAATTTTCTAAATACTTTGTAAGCTTAACTTCTGGTGCTGAAAAATTTGGTCAAAGCCTAGATAGTGGAAGGCTTAAACTAAGAGATTATTTCTCTACATTAAGAACTCATTTTACTGAACAAAAAAGTTTAATATCTGATTTAGCAAAACAACAGGTTCAGTTACAAAATGCTCTAATTCAGCCACTTGGTAAAAATGCTCAGGGTCTTATGCAATATAATATTATGGTTGCAAGAGGTCTTGATGAAGTAGCAAATAAAACTAAAATAGCACAAACTCAAGCTGCTATTATGAATAGAGTAATTCAGCAAGGTGCAAATCAATTAATTAACTGGGGTAAAAATACACAATGGGCTGGTAGACAGCTAACTGTTGGTTTAACTGTACCTATTGCAGCATTTGGAAAAGCAGCAGCAGATGCATTTAGACTTGCAGATAAAGAGCTTGTAAGATTAACAAAGGTATATGGAGATCTTAGTGGAACAACTGCAAACGAATTAGGTAAAATTAGAGATGAAGTAGTTGCAACCGCAAAAGATCTTTCATCAAGCCTCGGCGCATCTTTTAAAGAAACATTAGCTCTATCTGCAGATATTGCTGCAACTGGAAAAACTGGAACTGAATTACTTGGATCAGTTCGAGAAACTACAAGGCTTGCAGTACTCGGTGAAGTTGATAGACAAGAAGCAATGAAAGCTACTCTTGCAATTCAATCTGCATTTAAACAAAATACTGACGAACTTTCAGAATCTATTAACTTTTTAAACGCAGTTGAAAACCAAACATCTACAACACTTAATGATCTTGTAGAAGCTATTCCTAAAGCTGGACCAGTAATTAAGGGTCTAGGAGGAAGTATTCAAGATTTAGCACTATATATAACAGCTATGCGTGAAGGTGGAATTAGTGCATCAGAAGGTGCTAATGCACTTAAATCTGGTCTTGCTTCTTTAATTAATCCAACCGATGTTGCTGTTGATAAGTTTAAAACGTTTGGAATTGATCTTCTTGGTATGGTTCAAAAAAATGCAGGTAATACAACTGCATTACTACTTGACATGCAAGCAGCACTAGACAGATTAGATCCATTACAAAAACAACAAGCAATAGAACAGCTTTTTGGTAAATTCCAGTTTTCAAGACTAAATGCTTTATTTAATAACTTAGGAAAAGAAGGAAGCCAAACATTAAAAGTTTTAGACTTAATGAAAGCTTCTACTGCAGAGCTTGGAGCAGTGGCTGACCGAGAGTTAGCTATGGTTACAGAGTCGGCATCTGGAAGATATGCTAGAGCAATTGAAAAATTAAAAGCTGATTTGGCTGGTGTTGGAGAATCATTTTTAGGAATTGCAACAAAAATAATTAATGTTATTGATAAATTTGTTAACTTCGTAGGCGGACTGCCAGATCCAATTAAAAAAGTTATGGGCTTGGCTGCAGGAATAACTGCTATTGCTGGTCCAATAATCATGCTCACTGGTGTTCTTGGAAACTTCTTTGGGTATATTATTAAAGGAGTTTCACATTTTAGAGCATTATTTAAAGGTGCCGAAGGATGGAAATTATTAACCCCAGAAATACTTGCTGCAAATGCAGCGGCTAATCAAATAGAAGATTCATTTTATTCTGATGCAAAAGCAGCTGATGTATTAAGAAATGCAATACAAAATCTTATTAATGAATATTCTATATTAGAAAATAAAGCACAATCTGGAGCACTTTCGCTGTCTGATATAGTAACAACAACTGCAGGAAATCCTTTAGTAATTGGCCCAAGAGAAGTAAATCCACAACATCCTTTAGCTGGCGAATATCAAACAAGAGCAAGTTCTCATATGAACCCAGTCGCTGGAATGACTAGAGAACAAAGAGCTTCTCAAACAATTTTAGGAATGGTTCCTAGCGCAATTCCAGTTAATCGCTTAATTGGTCCAAATCCAATGATATTGACAGAAAAAGATTTGCCAAGAATTGAAGGAGTAACTTCATTTACCAGATCTACTGCAAAGGGAACATTTAGTACATCTGCTGGAGTACTAGCTCCAGAAGTAGCAAAGTGGCATGCCATGACAGCATCACTTGCAATGATGTCTAAAAAAGAAATTGCAGATTTAAAAAAGAGTATAGCGCTTACTGGTGTTGCAACAACAGAATTTATGGATAAGTTTGATGATGTTTTACCAGCAGTTTCTAAAATTACTGATAATGGTGCAAGAATGTCTGCTGCTATTGTTGCTGAATTGCAAGCAGGTAAAATTACAGCTCAAACAGCAAAAGAAAAAATTATTGCTTTAAATTTTCAAATTGAAGCAATGCTTGCAGAAGCTGTAACAGATGTTGCAGCAGCTAGAGGATTAACAGTAGATCTAAGGACAGTTCCTTTAACAAGACAGCCAGCCACAAACGTCGTAACTGGTGAATCTAATATGAGACAAATGTTTAGGGGAGAAAATCAAAAATTTTTAGAAGAGCTTGGAGATGTTTTAGGAGTTAGAACTTCTGGTGCTGGATATAATATTGAAACAACTAGACCAAAAAGATTAAACCAAGGTGGGTACATATATACAGCAAATGATGGAAGCATAGTTCCTGGTCCAAATGTAAATGCAGATGTTGTTCCAGCTATGCTAACTCCTGGAGAATTTGTTATAAATAGAGAAGCGACAGCAGCAAATCTTCCTTTACTAATTGCAATTAATGGTGGATTAGGTTCTGCTGGTCCAAATAAGTTTTTGGGGGGTAGAGTATCTGGTCTAGCTTCTAGAGCTAGAGATGCTGTTAGATCAATATTTGGAGTAAAAGCCAAAGGACCAGAAGCAAGCGCATTCCTTCAACAAATAGATGATATTCAAGATCCAATTTTAAAGGCACAATATATTGATATTGCAAAAAAATATTCTAGTAAACTAACAAGATCAAAAAAAGATCCTAGTCTTTACTCTCCAGTTGCTCAAACTGTTCAAAAAAAGAATATAGAAGATTTAAATAGAGCATTTGAGGATGCTGGATTAAATCCATTACCTTATGCCCCTGGAAGACATGCCACTCATTTAACTGTTAGCAAAAAATTAGGACGAGGTAAAACTCTAGTTAGTGGTTATACAGTAGACTACACTGCAGCATCAAACTTAGCTGCAAATAGAAATTCGCTCAGGCCAATTGATTTAATAACAAAAGATTTAATACAAGTTCCTGGTGTAAATAAATATGAAAGAATTTTACGTGCTGCTGGAATTCCAAAAGACAAGTGGGACTTAGCAGAAAAAGATATAGACCTTGCAATTAAAAATTATTTTGAGGAGCAGGCACAAAGAAGGGGAACAACAGTTGCTGGACTTCCAACCATAGGTGATAGACCAGAATCTGGAGCAGCGTTCACATTTACAAAAGATATTATTCCAAGAATTGAATCTATTCTTCCAAAATATAATGATGCTGCATTATTTATGCCATCGTATAAAGCTCTTAAGGAAAATAAAACATTAAGAGCTGCAAGAAGGAATAAGGGCGGAATGATTTATATGAATTCTGGTGGCGTGGTACCAGGATATAATCGTGGCGGCGGAATTGCAAGAAAAGGTAGAAAATATTACGGAGCAGTACAACCAAATGCTATATTCTATGCCAACCTAATTAGGAGAAATAAAGGAATTGCTGATAAGTCTGTAGTTCCAAAATCATTCTTGCTGCAAAGGCTGGGTGCTAGATACCACTATAGCGAAAAAGATAAAGGATATGTTGTTACATCTCTGCCAACAAATCCTAATTTGAGAGTATTTTCAGACCTTGGATTAAGTTCTGCTGGCGAAAGAGTTTTGTATGGCAGTATGATAGATCGTATTTTAAACTCAAGGTCACAGGGAATGGATGCTCGTGGCAAGCGTGGGTTCTCTTTGGAATCAGATGGCCAAGATATGTGGCAGCATGCTTTATTAAGAGCTAAAAATTCTACATCTCTTTCCCCAGAAGATAAAGCTATTTTAGATTCACTTTATGATAAGGCTTCTAGAACAATGAATAACACAATGCCCAAGGCATTGGAAGAACAGCTTTTTGATTCAACATCGCATTTCTCTGACATGCAATCATTATTTAGAAATCCAAAAACTCAATATAAAATGGGTGGAAAAATAAAAGGATATAACAGAGGCGGAAAGGTTACAGGTTATAACAAAAGAGCATTACCTAGATATGCAGGCGGAGGAAAAGTATCAGGAGTTCAATATAAAAATGCTGGAGGAATGATAGCTTCTCTGCTTTTGTCTCAATTAGGATATAGTGTTGGGTCTTCATTAGGACAAAAGGCTGGCGGAGGCACTGGGCAAATGGTTGGCGGATCACTCGGTAGCATTTTACCATTTATGCTAATGGGTGGAATTGGTGGCAAAGACATAAACACTAAATATGAAAAGTCTATATTTGCTGGTAGCAAATTTGGACAATCTATGCTTACGCAAGCAACATCTGGAAGCAAACTCGCAGGTGCAATGTCTAAGGTAGGGCTTGCGCTTACCAGATTCAATCTAGCTGCAAGTGCTACTGTAGCTGTTGCTGGAGGACTAATAAAAGTTTATAAAGATCATATAGAGTCCAATAAAAGATTAGCTGATTCATATGGGTTAACAGAAGAGAGAGCAAAAAATCTTAAATTAGAATATGTAGATTATATTGATGTATTAAGATCATCAATAAAAACAATGGAAGGTGCAAGAACAAGAAATAGATTAATTTTTGAAAGCATGGCTGCTGCAAATAGTCCAGTTAGTTTAACAATTAAACAGTATAAGGATCTAAGAAAAGAAATTAAGCAGACTATGCAAACAGAAATTGATATGATAAATAATGCAAAGCAGTCTGATCTTTCTGATATAGCAGTAAGATTAAAAATTCAATTCATGGCTGCTGGTGCTTCTGCAGAAGAGGCAAATAGAAAAATTGCTGTATTATTTTCGCTAACAGAATACAGTGAGTTTGCACAAAAAGTTACATTGGCAAATAGAGAATTTATGAATTTAAAAACTGCTACAGATGTTGCAGTAAAAGCTTTTAAAAACTTTAGAGAGGCAACAAAAGAAAGATTACCAGCAGAGACTCAACTAAGAGCATTTAATACAGCACTTCAAGCAACTGATAATGCTATTGATCAAATTTTAGCAAAAAATAAAAAAGATGGAGAAAACCAACAAGAAAGATATAAAGCAGAGCTTGAAATACTAAATGAACTTAAGTCTAAAAAGCTTGATGAAGTGGAACTTTCTAATGAGCTAAAGGCATCGCTATCAGCCCAAGACACAACTTTAATTGGAATTATTGGTAGATATGAAACTGTAGTTTCTTTATGGCAAAAAATACAAATTGCGGCAAAGGGTTATACTGGAGACTTAAAAGGTTTAGATCCAACTGCTGTAAACGCTTTATATAATTTAGTTGCTGCAGTTGCAGACGAAACGGCCAGAAGTACCTCAGCTCAAGGTGGCTTGTTATTTAAAGAGTATAGAGAATTAACAAGATTAGAAAAAACTAGAAAAGATTTAATAGCAGCAACCAAAGGTCAAACAGCAGCACAAGAAATTAATTCTAGAAAAAGAATTGAAGCTCTTCAAAAAGAAATAGAAAAAATTAATGAGGCCGCAGAAGCCAGACAAAAAGCATTACAGGAAGAGCAAGAAGATGAAGATTATTTAATTCAAATACAAAAGAAAAAGATTGAATATCAGGATGCCCTTGCTGCAGGAGATATGTCTAGGGCAGCCCAAGCTCAATTAGATATACAGTCTCTTACAAATCAACAACAAAGAACCCTTGCATCAAGAGCAATAGAAGAAAAAAGACAAAGAGACATTGCTCCTCTACAATCTGAAATTGATAGAATAAATAAGGCTAATCAAGATCTTGCTGATAAGGCTGCGCTTGCTGCAGATGGTATAGATAAACTTAATGAAAAAATACAGCAGCTAAGAGATAAAATTGATATGGTTAACGGCGCTCTTACTGATTATAGAGTTGCAGTTCTTACTGGACAAAACCCTGAACAAAGAAAAGAAGAAGCGGCAGCAGTTTTAAGAGCATTAGGAATTAATCCAAAATCTATTGATCCTGAAGCATTTAAAGATAGAAAGAGGGCTCCTGGACCGACAGAGCTAAGAGCTGCATCTAAATCACAAAAGGACGTAGTTGCAACAGCAGATGAAATATTGAATAAAATATTTGGTCAAAAAGTAGATAAAGTAGTTATGGAAGCCGCAGAAGTATATATCACAGAAAGTAAGAGCGGCACTTCAAAAGCACCTAAAACCTTTACTGAGGAACAGTTAAAAAGATCTGGAATGGGTCCTGGTCAAAGAGTAACTAATCAAACTCTTAGCGCTTTAGTAAAAAATGAAAAATTAGAGTCTGGGGAAATATTTGAAATAAGAGGGGTCAGATATAAAGTACTTAATGACTATAGAAATGCTTTCCCAACTGCAGAAAAACTTGCTATGGGTGGATTTGTTTCTGGTCCTGGAACTCCTACTTCAGATTCTATTCCAGCGATGCTTTCAAATGGTGAATATGTTATAAATGCAAAATCTGTAAATCAAGTTGGTGTTCCATTCCTTGACAAAATTAATGGAATGAAAGATGGCGGACTTGTTGATTCTATATTAAATTTACCTAGTGGAAAACGCCGTCCAATATTTCAAAAAGAAACTTGGGAGCCGACAGCAAATTTCTTTGGCTTGCCAGAAATGGGAAGAACATTTCAAGATACTCTTAAATATGGAGGAGGAACTTCTTCACCATTTGGCCAATTAGCCATAATGATTGCAAGAGCCCTAGGAGCAGACACCAAATCAAGCTACTCTGATCAATTAATTACATCCTTAGGCCTCCTTCCAGGTGTTGGAAAACCACTTGGTTTAGGCGCTAAAGGTTTACTTAAAACAACAGGTAAAAAACTTGAAGCATTATCACTTATGAGAAGTGGTGTACACAGAAGCTATAACCCAAATATAAAAACTATGCACCCACTTATGGCACCAGTTGAATCTGCTCAAGTAATGGGTCCAGGGACATATTTTGCAGACGATATAATGTATTCAGAGCTTTATAGACAATATGGGCCACATGCCTATAAGATTCAGGCTGCTTCGCTAATGGATTGGATAAAAATTTTAAAAACAAAAGGTTTTGCAGACTACCAAGATCTTGTAAGGTCAGCAAGTAAATATAATGCAGGACTCGGCCCATCAGAAAGTGCTAATGCGATTAATCTTAAGAAAATTCTTGACGGAGCATATTGGGACAATCCAGCTATTCAAGGTTTAATGAGAGAGGGATATATCGGATATAGACCCACATCATACAAAGGTGAGAAGAAGGATGCATTTGTAAGCTGGTTAGTTGGAACTGGAAGATTTAACTTAAAAAAACTTGCTAGTGGTGGATATGTCAATTCTCCAAAGTTTCATAATTGGAATGGCACAGTTCCTGGACCATATAATCAAGAAATTTCTGCAACATTAAAAGCTGGAACTGAAGGGGTATATCAAAATAATTATATATCATCTCTCAAAGAAAAAGCACAAGGAAATACCTATATAAACCAGCCAAAGATTGAAGTACATGCAGCGCCTGGTATGGATGAAGCAATGCTTGCTGATCTTGTTCTTAAGAAATTTAATCAACAAAATGATAAAATAGCAGCTGCACAAGGAAGATCGGTGGTAAGATAAAATGGCATATATAACTTTGCCTGTTGGCTCTACAATATCTATTAACTCAAATCTACTAACAGAACATAATAGGGAGCCAATTAGTATATCCACAAATAGAATTGAGCAAATTACAAGAATGTCAAATGGCACTGCTAGAAAATTTTTTATTGCAGACAAACTAACCGTCTCTGCATCTTGGAATAAATTACCATCAAGATCAACATTTACTGTAGATGGAAAATATGGGGCGTTAGATATAAAAGATTTATATGATTCATCAAATGGACAAGGCACAGTAACTGTTATTATAAAACATGCCAACGACACAGCACTTTATACTAAGACTATGTATTTTTCATCTTGTTCTTTAGAGCTAGTTGGTAGAAATGCTAAATTGTCTCCGACAGACACTCCTCAAGATTTATGGAATCTTAATATATCTTTAGAGGAAGTATAATGATAGATGTAACTCCATCTTCAAACAATACTACAGTAAAAAATATATTTAATCAAAATACTACTGTAAGAGTAGAGCCTGGTTGCACAATTGAGTATAATATGAACTCAATGATTCCAGGACTAACGGCTACATATTCTGGATCTTTGGAAACATTTTATCTTAAAGATCCAACAGGACGTGTCAATGTTTTTAAAAAACTATTTCCAATAGATGCAATAATAAAACCCAATAGACCAGAATCTGCTGGAATTAAATATTACATCTTATCACCAGTAGATACCACAGCAAATAGCTTTTCATCTTATAGAACACTATCCTATCCATCTAATCAACCAAGAATATATTATCCTGGGGTAAGTACTGCGTATAAATACTGGATAACACCTAAAGATAAAAATGTAGATCTTACAGTAACGTACAAGCAAACGGTAAGTACTGGCGGAAACAAGCATGCATTATGTAATAAAATTGTAGTTAAGTTTGAAAAGTACCATTCTCTTCCATCAAATTATACAATCACTGTTGTTCCAGAAACTGGTTCTAATATCGTAATTGGACCCATCACGTCAGTTCCAAGTTCTGGAATTATAACTCATTACTATAATGGAACTAATTTTAATACTACCACAGAACCAATTTCTTATTCACAACCAGTTTCGATTAAATCTATTAATCTTACTGCTACCAATCAGGGCGGCGGTAGATATATAGGTGTTATAGAAGTTTCAGCACGGTGGATAAAAGATATATCTGATGACATAGTTTCACTTGATATAAATAAAGAATCTTCAAATGATACAGAAGATATTGTGCCAGTAGGTTTTATAACGGCAAATTATTTAGATCTATCTCTTTCTAAATATAATCAGTCTGAATTGCTATATGAATACTATAGCAAAGAATCTACATCCTTTAGCGCAAATAAAATTTATTTAGTTAAGGGTGCAGAATTAAAACCGCATTTTAAAGTTAGGCATTCTGGTGCCTCTTATGTATCTGGACAATATGATCTGATCAAACAGGGAGTATTCTATATAGATACATTTTCAAAATCACAATATGGAGATGTTTCTATATCTGCTTTAGATGGTGCTAAAAATTTGATGGAAACTACCATACCAGATATTTTGTGTGAAGACTACCCAGTAACAGCTATCATTAGGCGCATATTAGATTCTGTTGGATTTACAAATTATAATTTTAATTTAAATGCTTTTACAGAAACATCAATACCACAAATACCTTATTGGTGGTCGGATGATAGAGATACAGTTTGGCAAGCATTACAAGAGCTTTGCAGAGATATACAAATGAATGCTCTGTTTGACGAAAATGGAGTTTTACAATTTTATAGTAGAGATTATCTTTATAGCAAATCAACTGTGGATTGGGCCTTTTATCATTCACAAGAAGGATCAATACTTCCAAATATTATTTCTTTTGAAGATAAAGCGATAGTCGGAGCAAACCAAGTTAAAGTTTTGTGGCAAGCACCAATAACATCCGACTACCTAGGAAACTCTGATGCCTTGTGGCAATCTGGTCCATCTTACTTAACTGCTGGTGGATTAAAGTATGCAGTAGCGTCCTCAGCCACAGTTTCATATTTAAATGATTTATCAAATGATGGTTTAGTAATAGACACTAAAACAATAGATGAATTTAATGTGCAACAATCAATATATAATTTTTCTGGCTATTTAATGATAAATTCTGAAATTATAGAATATGATGCGATACAATATCAGTATACAGAAAAAGATGCAGCAGATAACGCAGCCCCTCAATTATTTTGGGCGGAATCTTCTGCCGATGTAAATAAATATAGATACTTATCAAAAGTTGGATTTAAGGATGTCAATAAACCAGAAACTGCTTACTTTAGACCAACTGGAAGATATAGAGTAAAAGCTCGTGGAGCATTAGGAACAAAAGCTGAATTTCATAGAGCAACTGGTTCTGAATTAACAAGCAAATGGACGGGTAGAAAGGTAGAGTTAAAATAATGCCAATTGAAAACACATATGATGGCTTTGCAACAAACCCATCTATTAATATTGCTAATTATATAAGAATCTACCAGACTACTGAAACATCAATACAGGTAGATATTGATAATTTAAATATGGATGAGCAGCCCACCCAGTATCAAATATCTTATGCAAAATTAAAAGAAGATGAAACTTTAGATGGCATTGCAACAGTAGTTTCTAATATTTTAAATTTACCATATACAATTTCTAACCTAGTGTCTGGATCCAAATATAGCATAAGTGTTATTGCTACTAATTCAAACGGATCTAGCAGTTCAGCAGGAACAAAAATTAGACTTAATTCTACTTCTTTTAATTCTCAAATTGTAAGCAATCAATACTCTCCAGTAAAAATTCCAACATCAAAATCATACTTAACTATTTCAAATGGTAATAAAACTAAAAAAGAATTAATGATTGCATACAGAGATTTTGATTCGATAACAATTCCAACTTCAATTCCTGGTCAAATAACTGGTAAAAATGGAAAACAAAGAGTTATAGATACTTATGCATCTCCAACTTATTATGCATTTGGAACAACGTTTTTCATGCCAGCAACAAAAGATAATCCAAGTCCAGCCGCAGGCATAGCATTTTTTTTGGCAAATGAAGTTTCAAAAGGATACATGATAACAATCAGTTCAACTGTAGCCTCTGCCGCATTTGATCGTAAAGTTGTTAGCATAGAAAAAATTGATGGTAAAGCTAGAATTAAATTAAAAGATTCACAAGTATCTCCAGCAAGCACATTGGATGCAATATATGCTGGCACAGCATATTCTTTAGATGTAAAAGTAAAACTAAATAATGAAAAAGTAACAATCATTACTTATATAAATGGTTTTAAAATTACAGCAGAAGATGAAACAAAATATACTACTGATAAAGGAATGAATATCATATCTCCTCCTACAAAAAAAGTTGGAGTGTTTTCTAGAAATGGAACGGTAGCATTTGACTATGTTTATGGATACAATATTTCTGAAGATGATTTTGATAATAATAGATATATACCAAACAAATACCAAGGTCAATTTTCTAACGATGTTTTAAATACATCTTTTGGAGATTTAATTTACAACTCTAATTTTGAAGATGATGATATTACTAAAAAAGATGCATCGATTGAAGAATTCGGAACAGTAGTTAGAGAGATACAAAAAGTTAAAACTAAATTTAATAGAAGGCCAGCATATCCACTTAGCTGGTCAGTTTCAGATAATAAATTTGCAAGTATCATTGGATCTAAAATTTCTAATTTTGGCGGGGAGGCATTTGTATTAAACAATAGCTCAACAACAATTCCCCTATCAGACGGAGAGACTACTTCGTTTTATATATATGGAAACGACATCAGTTTATCAGGACAGCTAGAATATAGTACAGATAAAGCAGACGACATAGAAGCCCCAGAGCCAGTTATTTTTGAAACATCTTGGTTACAAAATCTAGAAGATGTAAAAAGGCTTGCTGATTGGATTAAAACAAAAACAATTAATCAGGGTAAAGTTTTAGATCTTGAAGTTTTTGGAAACCCACTGCTTTCTGTAGGCGATGTAGTTACTATTAAATATACATATAACGGATACCAAGGATCAGAAAAGTTTATTCTTACAAATGTAAAACATTCGTTTAAAGACGGGGGGTTAACTACCAGCATAAAGTGTAGAACTTTATAGTATTTAAAATGGTATAATCGTAAAATGGCTAAGTCAAGAAGAGTACCCGAACAAAATGTAGTTCCAAGAACTCCTATTGTTTTAAATAAAAATTCTAAAGAAGCAAAATACATGAATCCGCAAAAGGTTAGGATTCGTGATTCTTATGCAAGCCAAAACACAGCTAAAATATTTTCTAGCCCTTTTAATGAATCTGCAGAAGATGCATTTTTAACTGGATCAGATAATCCAGAAACGGACGTTTTAGATAAGGTAGATTTAACTGATATTGAAAGTATAACTATAGAAAAATATTATGATCCCGCTACAAAAGAACAAAGGGGCAGGGCTATAATTAAAGTTAGAAACACAAGCATAACTTTAGAAAATGTAGAGGGGGTGGACGCTAGGATTTATAATCCTAACGCATCATGATTAAGGGCACATATATAGTTTATGAAAATAACAAAGAGGTTGTAAGACAGTCCAATATTATTACAAAGTTTGGTAAAAGATTTTTAACAAATTATCTTGCTGGCAATATTACTAATCCACAAAAAGATATGGCGTTTGGCATAGACTCTACCTCTGCAACAGAAAATGATTCTAGGCTTGGATTTGAATTTTATAGAACTCCAATTTTAATAGCCTCAACTGATATTCAAACACAATCCTCTGTAACAACTTATAATATTGTTTTTAAAACTACAATTCCTCAAGATGTGTCTGGGCAAATAAATGAAGTTGGAGTTTACCCATCATTAAGATCATCTATTAATAATTTTGATAGTAAATTTATCACAGACTTTAATGATTATTTAGACTGGGAAACATCTGGCGGTTCTAATCCAAATATTGTTACCACAAATCAAAAAATAGGAGACAATATGCTTGTTATGTCTTCTAATACAACATCCGCTCAAGAATATAAAACTTCAGTATTGCCAATAGATTTATCTGGATATAGCGTAAATGATACCATTACTCTTGCATATTATAAAAATGACACAAACCTAAGTAGCATAAAGATTAGATTATATACTACAGCTAGCGATTATTATGAGGTCACAATCACACCAGCTTCTGGAACGGGATATAAAATAACTTCTGCAATCCCACTGTCTACAGTTTTTTCCTCATCTACTGGATCACCAGATAAAACAAACATAAATCAAATCGGAATTATCGTTACTCCATCATCTGGAAATACTACAACTGTTTCAATGGATGCATTAAGAATTAACGATGAAGATACATTTGATCCAATTTTTGGATTAATAAGTAGAGCAGTATTTTCAACACCGCTAAATAAAATTGCTGGAAGAGCGGTAGATGTAGAGTATAAGCTAGAATTGGATTTCTAAAATGGCATACGAAGATCTATTAAAGGATAGTAGTAAGCCAGATCCAGACAATAAAAATTATTTTATTGTTACAATAACAGATCTTTTTGTAAATAAAACATATCCAATTGAATTTAGATGGAAATATAAAGACGGATCTTTTGGTCCATGGGGTGCTGTTAAAAAAGTCATAGTGTCTTCTGAATCAGTAAACACACCATCAACACCATCTGTCACCGCCTCCCCAGGAAGATTAAATGTTACTTGGGATGGAAATGATAGCTCTGGAAATCCATTGGTAGACATAGATAGAATAAATGTTTTGGTTGGCGGAGTTTACTATGGGTCAATACTTAAAAGAGGATCCGCTGGCAGCCTTAGCCTTCCATTTTCCGTAGGAACGTATTCTGTAACATTTGTAGCTGTAAGTAAACTTGGCAATGAATCAAGCCCCTCGTCGTCATCGTCAGCCACTATAACTACTGATATTGGAACAGCAAATGCTAACCTTGCATCTAAATTAGAAGCTGGCGCTGGTGTTGTGGCAAACGCATCTAGTCAGATAGTTTCAATAGATACTGGATCTGGTCTTGTTGTTTACTCTAGCTCATCGACAGCAACTGCTGGTAATCGTGTAGTATTAAATTCAGAAGGTTTGGCTGGATTTAGGGTGGATGGTGTAAATCAAAATAAAGCAAGTTTTGCCATTCTTACAAATACAAAATATTATGATCCAACAACAGAAGAAATGTATACAACCACTGCTCCAGGCAGATTAACTATTGATGCTGGTAGTGGATTTTTTTCTGGAACTTTAAATGCTAAAGCTGGTGTATTTTCTGGTGCAATTACTGTCGGAGACGGGACAATGCAATTTGGAGATAATGTATCTCCTGCTGCAAATAAAACTGGAATTTATATAAATCAATATAATCATTGGTACGACAACGGTTACTTTAGAGTTGGAAGCAATAATAAATATTTAGAATGGGATGTAACAAATCTTAATATAAAAGGAGATATATTTTTAGAAAATTCTGATTATATTTATGCCAGTGGATCTTTTAGTTTTGGAACGGGCATATTGTCTGGTACTAGTAGTGCTATTACAATTAATATAAATAATGGAAGTAGTAATTTTATTCTTTCAAACATGCCAGCATCCGACAATGACGGATTTGCTGGAGACCCTACAATAACAATACAACCAAGCGGTAAGCTTGTAAAAGGTAGGGCAATGATATTTAATTCTACAACAACACCTACCAGCGCAGATTTAAACTGGATCAATAAAACATTCAATCAGGTTAATATAGGGCCAGTCCCAATTAAAGTTGGAGACTTGATATTGGTTGCTGAATAATGCCTATTTACAGAGTCACCAGTTCTGCTACAGTTCAAAAGATAAAAGAAATACATAGAGTAACAAGCGCAGCAACAGTACAAAAAATTAAACAAATTTGGAGAGTGACAAGCTCTGCAACTTTGCAAAAAATATTTAGTAGTGCTACCTTGCCAGAGCCAGAACAAACTGCACAGGCATTTCTTTCAAGCCCAGATTCAACCACACAATTAAGAACTCTTACTGGAAGGGTCTATCATTGGCTAAATAATCCTACAACTGTTGTTTATAGATATCAAAGATTAGTCAGCGGAAACTGGGAAACAATTTCTGGTCCAAATACAATAGCAAATCCGTCACTTGGTTCTTACACGGATATAAATGGACTTGTAATTGGTAATGATATAGCATCTCCAAATTTAGAAAACTTTTATAGAATTAGATCTATTGCTACAAATGAGGCTGGCGAAGCAACAACAACAAGCTCATCTGTTTCATTTTTTACCCCCACAGATATTACCTTATCATATGTTTCAAAGGGTGAAAATAATGTTAATATTTCTTGGACAACATCTTTATATGCACTTACATATGAAGTTGAATATAAAAAAGCAATAGATTCATCTTATAGTTTATTTGACCGAACATCTTCAACATCTATTAATTTAACTGGGCTTGCAGACTCAACATCTTATAATTTTAGAGTTAGACCAATAAGCGGAGTTGGAGAAATGGGAATAGGTGCTGGGTATCTTGGAAATTATTCTAATGTAATTACTCAAACTACTGATTCTCCGCCTCCTCCGCCCCCACAGCTTGCAACTCCAACATTTAATAATTTAAGTACTTTTTATCGTGGGTGGAGCGTTAAAATAAGTAATTATGATGCAGCAAACACATATACAGTTGCAAAATATAGCCCTACATCTGGATATGATCTTTCTAGATCTGGGGATACTATAACGGTAAGTAACGCAACAGCAGGAACCAGTATTACAATTGGTGTCGTAGCCTCTAGGTCTGGTTATACTACATCAGAAACAGCCTACTATACCGCAACAGCTGGCTTAGGCTCTGCTCCAGTAAATACAGCAGCCCCAGTAATTAGTGGAACTAAAAGAGAGGGAAATACTTTATCTGTTACAACTGGAAGTTGGAGCGGTGATCCAAATACATTTACATATACATATGCTTGGAAATATTTGGGCTCTGTATTCCCAGAAAGCTATGTTACTTTAGGCACAAGTTCATCATTTACAATACCATTAGACTTTTTAGATAACACTACATATCCATATGTAATTTGTACTGTTACTGCTACAAATGATGTTGATTCAACAGCTCATACTCAAGATTACGGTCCTATTGCTCCTGGAGTAAGTCTTTCTAATGTTAATGCTGTTGCTGGAACTGTTGCTAGTGCGACAGACGCAAGCTTAGATGTTTCGTGGACTTCATCTGATAATGAGTCTTACAGGGTAAAAACATATGCTTTAGAATTTGGTTCTTATATAGAAGTTAAAGATACTTTAGTAGTTAACAGCACATCAGATTCAGTTTCAGTCACTGGGCTTGATCAAAATACAGCACATTATGCAACGGTTTTTGTTTATCAGGGTCAAAATGCTTCTGGAGAAGAGAAAAGTGAAACCACACCAGTAGTAACCACTGGAACTTATAATCCAGCCACCCCACCGACCTCCACTCCACCTACAGCTACACCACCAGCTACACCGCCAGCTACACCACCAGCTACGCCACCGACAGCAGGATGCGGTAGTGCATATTGTTGTATATCGTCTATGGATTATGGGGCAACCTACGGACCATGCTTTGGTGTGGCATTTGATGTTAGTGGAACCGATGCTGGAGGCGCTATTGTTACAATATGTAATGCTGGTACATGCCCATAAAATTTGTATTGACAATAATATGAATGTATTCTATAATATAAAAAGGAGGAAATATGACCTACGAACTATCAACTGCTGAAAAAATAGAAATAATTGATCAGCATATAAAAAGCTTGTCGTATTCTAAATATAATTTAGAGATGTCTATATTAGCAGAAGATGCTGTAGCACCAGTAGATCAAGCTAAAAAAGATGCTTTGACTTTACAGGTATCTATTGTTAATGATAAAATTAATGCTTTAGTAGAAGAGAAAGCATTATTGTCTAATGGATAAACAAACATTAATTATAACAGCACTGCAACAAAGAATCGGCGAATTAACATCAAACTATGAAACACAAATCGCTATATTAAGAGCAGAAATAACACAGTTAATGGATGAAAAGGGCCAGCGTGAAAAAGCTATTCAGGAATACTCAGAAGAAATCAATAACATCGCCAACTAATTTCCCATCAGGCTTAGCTGTAAAAGTAGGCTCAGCCACTTATTGGATAAAAGATAATAAGCGATATAAACTTGTATCAGAGAGAGCTGCAGAGTCATGGTCTTTTACCACTATAGAAGCAGAAGAAACTGCTATTTCTCATATTAAAATAGCTGGCAAGCTTGGATTTAGAGATGGCACCTTGATAAAGAATATAGCAGATGGTAAAATGTATTTAATATCGCAAAACAAAAGAAGGCATATAGTATCACCAGATTCCTTTGACCGATATGGTTTAGATAGATCTAAAATCATTGAGGTTGGAGATGCCGAAGTTAAATTGCACGTTTTAGGAGAAAATTTATAATGCCATTTAAGCCAATTGTATTTAATGAGGGTGAGCCGTTAGATCCACAAAAACTTACTGATCTTAATACTAATATTAAAGAAGCATTTGATAACTCAGACAATCTTTATAGCAGCACAGTAAATAATATTACACAAACTTTAAAACCAGTTATCTATGCTAATAAAATTGAGGCAACAGATCTTTCTCCAAATACGCCTAAAGCATTTAATATAGATTTAGGAAACGGATTTGATAGTACACAGCCAATATATATAACTGCAACTCCAAGGGGAATAGTTAAATCAAATGAAAATATAACTATTACTGTATACCGTGGCGGCAGTACTCCACAAATTTATGTTCAAACAAATAGCAAAGAACGAAGATCTTTAACAATAGATTGGGTAGCAATTCAATTAATAGAGGCGCTATAGTATTGACAGATATCTAATAAATGTTACAATTTAGATATAACAAAGCCACAGAAATGTGGCTTTTTACCTATAAGGAAGAAAATGACAAATGATTTAAAGTGGATGCTATCATCCGACCAGCA